AGCAATCTCGACAAGTCTTCAAGGATAGCCTTAGTCATCTCGCCGAACTCAAATTTAGAAGTTCTTGCAAAATCAAAGAGCGCATTCTCCATGTGAGTAAATGTACCCTCAATATAGTCTGCAACTTGATCAGCCATCTCTCCCGCGTTTTCTGCGTATTGCCTCATGCCTCTGCCGACGCCCCCTAAGACGTCATTATCAATCTTCTCTTTTGCTACTTCATAAGCGCCGTAAAGCTCTTTAATCTTCTCTATTTCAGCTTCAAGCACTTTCACATTTTCGGCGCTCATGCCAATCGAGATCGCTTTCGCTTTATTATCCAACCCCCTAAAAAACGAGAGCTTTTCAATCTCCTTTTGGGTGCGCCCAATCACGCCAATCTCAAAAAGCATGTCATCCATGCTCTGACGATACTCACCTCTCAAAGAGAGAATTGCATTAATTTGCTTATGGGAGTCTAGCTCTTTTGCTTTATTAAGTAGAATCTCTCTTTGTACGGCGCTAATGCCAGCTAGCACGCCTTTTTGGTCGCTCAGCTCTTGAGTTATCTCTCTCACCTTGGTGTATTGGCTCTCAAAGCCAAACAGCGTAAGATCATCATTAACCGCTTTAAGATTATATATTTCAGATGTTAAAGATCTTAGTGCATCATTAAAGTAATCTATGCTGGATCTCCCTCTGGAGGTCTTACTAACCCACTCTGGGGTTAGTGTTTCCATATCCTTCTTTGCTCCACCAAGGATCTGCCCCCACGCACCAATCTTGATAAACTCGCCACTTGTGGCCTGAACAGACTCCTGTATCATGCCTAAAATTTTATTGACAGTATCAAGCGCGTCGCTCGTGTAGGCCGCATCTTCACGCAGCTCAACCAACTTTCTAGAATAGCGTTCAAGATGTATTTCTGTAGATTTATCTTGAACCCCGACAGATTTGTAATAATCTTGTTGCCTCTCTAGTTTTTTGACAGCCTCCTCGGTGGCCCTAATCTCATCATTGATTGATTTATATTTATTACTGAGATCGAATTTTTTATCAGAGTATTGGAGGTTAGCCCCCTCCAGCTGCGCTCTATTCATTGATTTCAGTTTTAATGTTAGCTCTTGAATCTCACTTGAGAGTTGGCCTGCCTCTGTTTTGGCGGTCTTCGTATTGAGAGAAAATAAAGCAAGTCCTGAGGCTACCGCAGTCAGCGCACCCACAGGGCCACCTAGAAGGTTAAGAGCAGTAGACAACCCTTTAACAGCAGTAGTCCCTACAGTCATAGCGACAGCTGTTGCCTGCGCTGTCCCTGCTAGCGTCCTTTGGTTTATCTGAGCTACGATTGAAGCTCTAGCGTTCCTTCCTAATTCTAATGTATTGGAAAAGACGCTAGCTGTTAGTCTGCCCATAACTACGGAGGCGGCGATAGATGCTGGAACAAGAACTACTTCAAGGTTGTTTGCTACATAACTGATACTGTTAGCTATGCCGGTTGTTATTCCGGCAGACTCATTTAGGTCTCCCGCAAACTTTGAAATATTATTGCGCATCTCTGTAAAGGCGCCAGCAACAGTCGTCCCCATTAGCTCGGCAGCTCTTTTATTTTCATCATAAGAATGCAGAAAGGCCTTGCTAAGCATGTCAGCAGTAATTCTTCCATCGAACCCCATCTGCTGTATCTTTTGAAGCGGAACATCGAACATCTTGCTCATGCTCACTTCAAGTGTTGGGATGGCGCTCGAAATTGATTGCCACATCATCCCATCTACTCGACCTTTGTTGAGGGCCGTATCGTAAGCCCTCAATGCAGACTCAGCTCTTTGGGCGCTCGTGGCATTACGAACCAGCGCGTAAGTGAATGAGTTAGCAATACTCATTGCCTCATTGAGTGAATAGCCGACATCTCTAAGATTCCCGCTCGTATCGATAAATATATTTTGTATCTCTTCCAGTGGTCTTTGAGCTTTATTCGCAGTATCTAGTAGTCGATTTTGAACGTAGTTATACTCCTCCATACTCTCAATCGTTAATTTTATTCTAGCGCTCATCTGCCCATAACTATCAGCAAGATCAATTGTTCTGCGCATGGCGTCAACCGTAATAAATCCTGCAACTGCCTTACTAGCCACCCCTAGCACTCTACTTGCTTGATCTGCACTCCCGCTAATTCGCTCAACTTCACGCGCAAGCCTGTCAGCACTTTTGCTTGAGTCGCTCGCCTTGGCGCCTAAATTGCTAACTTCTGATGCGAGCACCTTAGTGCTTTTGGTTGCCTTATCGCTTGTCTTGTCGTATCTCTCAGCAGTACTTGCGATTTTATCAAGATCGGATTGCGTCGCTTCTATGCCCTGCGCGCGAACTCTAATGAATAGTCCTAAATCAGCCATTTTGTTTCCTGTTGAATTAAAGGTTTGCTATTATGTTTATTTTAATTTTAAAAGTATTACTTATTAATTTTATAGTGAGGTTGTATGAGTGTTATCTCTATCTTAATCACAGTAGTCGTCTTGTCTGTTGTCGCAGTAATCGCCAACGGTTTAATTAAAGAGCATTCAAGCAAGCCTGATTTCTGCAAGCTCCTCTCGGAAAAGGCAGCTTTTGAGAATAACTTTACAATAACCGATTCCTTGCTTTCCAAGGATATGAAAACCTATATCGCAATAGATGCCACTCAAAAAAAGGTCGCTCTATCCCAAGCTCCGCTTTTTAATATTGTTGAACTAAATTACAGTGATATTTTCTCTGTTGAGGTTTTAGAGGGTGGCGACAGTATCACCAAAACATCCAGAACAAGTCAGATTGGCGGAGCTGTGCTTGGTGGGGCTATGCTTGGTGGTGCCGGCGCCGTTATCGGTGGGCTCTCTGGGAAAAAAACTACAAGCGAGCAAGTGGCATCTCTTGCGTTACGTATCGTTATTAACGACATTAGTAATCCTGACTGGTATATATTTTTAATTACTAGTAGAACCCCTAAGAGTAGTAATGACTACAAAGAGGCGATTACAAAAGCTAGAAAGTGGGATAGCATGTTAAAAATAGCAATAGCCCAAACTGAGTCACAATAAGCGCTCCTAAATCAGCCATACTTAATCCTCTAGGCAATAAAAAAGCCCGCTAAAAGCGAGCTGAATAAAAATCTACTCAAACTACTAAAAGGTTTTACAACCCATCATATTTTTTTCTAAGAAGCGCTTTTTCTTTAGCTTCTTGTCTTTCTTCTGCCTCAAGAGATTTTTTAGTTCGATAAACAACAGTCATACTGCCATCCGACTTAGAAACTGTAGCAGCAACTAGCTCTACTATCTTGCTTTCATTATTTACAAATAGTGCCGAGTAAGACCTATGGTCTTCTGTAACCTCCGGATCTCCCCATCTGGATTTCATACTTTCCACTAAAACCTTAAAATCGGCCTCTGAAGATGATCCTTTAGGAGTCCCTAGTATTAGCCCTTCAACTAATCCATCAATATAAAGTATTGCCTCCAAATTAAAAGGGGCAGCATTTTTTATATCTCTAAAAACCATCCCCCCACCATATAAATCATTTCCAGCCATGTACTCTTTGTAATCAACAGAACTTCCTAATGAACACCCAATCTTAATCCCTGCAACCTCCTCATAAGGCTGATCACAAGCAAAGGATATCCCAAACATCAAAACAGGCAATAATAGTAATCTTTTCATAATCTCTCCTAAGTTTCACACCCCTTGATTGTATCCTGTTTTATTTACAGAAGCATAAACAGCCCTATAATTAGGGCTATTTGCTATGGTTTTAGCACTTAATTAAATTGTACTTTTAATCTTTAGTGGAGATCACACACACCTAGTCAAACATTTTTAAAATCTCTTCAGTAGAATTTAGCCCATGCTTAGCATTGAAATAATCTTGATACGCATTATAGGCTGTATTGATAAGACTCTCGTAAGTAATAATTTTAGCGTTAAATGCCTCAAAAGCCCTCTCTCTTCTATCGTTCCAATTAGTAGGGTATTTGTGGATCAGCATATATATTTTATAGTTAGGTAAAGGAATACCTTTTTCAATATGATACGCTTCAAGTGCATCACTATATTTCTGACCCTGCTTTTGTAAATCATCACTACTAATAGTTAATTGAGGCCTCTTTAATTCAACAATTACACTACTTCCACCTGAGGTTTGATAAGTTAAGTCCAATCTTGAATCGCCATTCACTAACTTAGTTCTATCCTTAAGATCATTTGTTAGTCTAACCTCCATTTCAGTACTATTCATGGAAACACGATCCCAAGAAGGATCTAATAACCATAAATTATCAAATAAATATTCCTGCGCCACAGCCTCAAGAGTTGCGGCATCATCAATTATATCTTTAAATTTTTCAATGATGGCTAATCTCTCTTTTGTTATATTTGCATAAGCTAGGCTCTCAAGATAATTAAAAGACATAAAAACTTCCTGAAACTCTGGACTTAAAACATCTGTAATCTTCTCAAGCCTATCTAGACCTCCTCTTAATTTAAGCGACTCATAGCCAATTATTACATTTTGATAAAGAGACTTTTTCATTTTCTTTTCAGTCTCAGCATTCTCATGTTTGTATGTGCGTTGAATGGTTGACATGATTCTTAATGCGGATTTTTTATCACGCCTATCATGCAAGCCATCAACCCACTGTTTAATAGCCTTAGTCTCTTCTTCATTCTCGTCTAGCGGGGATGATCTTCTCCACTCATCCCAATCGGCACTAACAATTAACATATCTTTTTTTAGTTTAGATATCAATGCCTTATATAAAGGATCTTGCTTTTTGATTGCCTCTCTATTCGCTGTAGCTCTATCTATATCATCTAAGTCCAAGAAGTCTGCATGAATTTCACCAGTCAAATAGTTATTAAAATACTTAGCATCGCCTAATTCTGTCGCAAGGACATCTTCTGCAAAAACCTTCCCGTTGGCAAAGATGGAAATCATATTCGCACTTTCTTCACTACGCCCTAAATCTGATGGCTGTTGTACGCTTGCAATAAACCCCGATATATCATAACTATGCCCTTCAAAGGCAAGCGTTGTATCTAGAGATTTTATTGACTCCTCATCCTTATCTTCGATATTTTTTCGTTTTAGATTAGCTATTCCACGAATATCGTCTAAGCTTTTATCATCGTAATACCACAAGTATCGTATTTTATCGTAATACTTTCTATCTTTGTGCGTTACCTTCACCCCATTGATCTTAATATTAAATTTATCACCTTTTTCAGGCCTAACAGAAAATCTTCTAGCTAACCGAGTCCTTAAGTAATTTTCCGTAGTAGTAATATTTTTATGGGTATTAATAAGCTTAATTTCAGTTCCATGCCCACTTTCAAAATAATCTCTTCTAATAGGAATATTTTTTAATTTAGCTTTGCCTTTTGATCTAATAGCTTCTTTGAACTTATCCACCTCAATTTCAAAAGATATAGGGATCTCCCCCTTTTTCTGAGTAGATATAATTACTTTTTCAGATAGAGCCAACATGGCTAGTTTTCCTATCCCCTTTCTACCCATAACATATCTTTTACCATTCAAAGTCTTATTATTTGAGCTGTCTGGACCTCGTCTTGAGAAGCCAACCTTTAAGAATTTTGTTCTAACATCCTCATCACTCATCCCATGTCCATCATCTAAAATGATAATAGAAGAGTCTCTTCCAAGCTCAATTTTAATATCTACATTGTTAGCCTCTGCATCCCATGAGTTTGCAACCAATTCAGCTAAAGCTGCCGGAGTAGAACTGTAAAGCCCCACGCCTAAATGATTAATAACGTTTATATCTACCTGGAACTCATAATATGAATCACTCATTACAACCCCTTAATTAAGTCCTGAAAGCTTTCCCCTATAATTTTGCCAATATGCACCGGAACTGCATTACCTATCATTTTTCCTATCGCAGACACATGGTTATTAGTATCAGGGTTAAAAAATTGATACTTTTTAGGAAATCCCTGAAATATTGCAGCCTCTCTCAATGATATCGCTCTATTTTGCTCAGGATGCCCAAACCTGCCATTACCATATCCGAAGCATTGAGTAGTCATTGTCGGGGCTGGCTTATCCCACTCCATACGGCCATACACACTGCCATATGTTTTCCCTGAAGACTTGCGGTGACAATCCAGCAATAGATGATCTGGCCAATCTCGCCAACTGCCACCTGGCTTTGAATGCTTTATACGCTCAACATTGATAGGAGTTAATGCTGAAGATCGATGTAAAGGATCTTTAGGGTCTTGCTGCCCAGCTTCAATTTTAGGCAGATCACGAATAACATCAGCTACAGTTACAAAATCGTTCTTATGAGTTGGCTTAATAAGCTCTATAGACCCTATTTTTGATGCTAATAAAATATGCCTTCTTCTCATTTGAGGCAGCCCATATTCTGCACATAAAACAGTATCAGCCCAAACTTCATATCCCAATGAATGTAGGGTATTCAAGAAATCATCGTAGACATCATGCTTAGTAACATCTGGAACATTTTCCATTGTCACCAGTTCTGGATTAACCTCTTTAATTAAACGCGCAAAAGCATATAACAAAGGCCATTTCCTGTCTTTACTAGTATCTTTCCCATGGTTATAAGTTGAGAATGGCTGACAAGGAGCACAACCTGCCAAAAGCTTAATGACGCCCTTAGAGTAATGCGATTCAACCTCTTCTTTTGTGACTTCTTTTACATCTTTTAGAATAAACTGTGTTTTATTATTAAATTCATATGGATATGCACATGATGGCTCAATATCATAACCAGCCTTAACGTTTATTCCAGCTTCAAGCAAGCCTGCTGTTAAGCCTCCTACACCGCAGAACAAATCCACCGCTTCTATGTTTTGTAAATTAGAATTTTTCATATTGTTAATAGCATTTAATTTAGAATTATAAAACCCTTCAAAAAAGAGATGCTAAATAATAAAATGCATCGATCGTGACATTCTCGCACACATCCCCTTTTTTTTCTGACCTATTTTTTAGTCCTATAAGTTGCAACAATAAGCCCCAATAAAAGTGAGCTTATTGCGCATAAAAATAGAAAATTAAACTAATCCCTTAATCACCGCCAATACCTGCGAAGCCTTATGAGATTTATCTTTTAACTTTAAGAACGAATCCTCTTTTAGAGCTACTCGCCCTTCCGGCAACTCAAATTTCGTATTCATTTATGACCAATCTTCCAAGTTGAGAGGTTTAGACAGTCTTTTAGCTACCTTTTCACCTTCAACGTAGACAGCTTTATCAAACTTAAATCTCGCATAAGGCTCTGCCATTGCATCATGAATGATTCCAGTGCTTCGGTTTACATGCCTGATCTTTCGACCAATCTCGTAAATCTTTTTCGTTTCTTCTTTAATGACGTCAAGCACATCTATTAGCTCACTCTCAAGAATATCTAGAGCTTCTGAAGCTTCACTTCGCTTTTGAATGCCAGCTCGAATTACTCCAACGATAAATGCTTGCTCTGCGAATTTCTTTTCATCTCGTTCTGCTGGCATGACTAGCGAGTTTAAAAATTCGATCGCTTCTGAGTAATCTCTTGAAGGCAATTCTTGATATCTTGGAATTTTGAACTTCTCATATAGTCGAGTGTAAATTCCTTGATAATGGATTCCTGATTTACGACTGACTTCGTTCACAAGACTTTTAATATCGTATTGCTGTTCGGTTGTGATTACATTTGGATGAACTGCAGCAACTTCGGGTAAAAAGTGATTGCAGAGAACGTCGTAGCATTCAAGTTGATATAAACGTAATATATCTCGTATTTCGGACTTTACTCGCTTAACTTCAATCCCTGCAACCCAAGCATTCAGATAACCTAAAGGAAGGCATAAGACCTCTCTATTCTTGCCGTCTTTGGCAACTGAGGTCATGATGACCTTAGTTGAATTTAAGATCTTATTTCTATTAATTCGCTTCTTTTGACTATCCCAGTCTAAGCCAATATTTTCACAAATAGGTTTCATCGCAACATAAGATCTGCCCTCATGCTGTAATACTTGGATTGTTTGATCGTGAAATTGAATTGATTAAATATTCATAATGCTGTTACTCCTTACTTACTATTAAATAAGCCCTACAAAGAATAGGGTGATCAGGAGGTTAGAAAACAGCACCAAGTCTGTCGGACGTATTTCCCCGAAGGGTATTATATTAGTCGCCCTCCCGATCATAAGAAGTTTTTAGCTTTTCTCAAGGTTCGAGAGATGAGCAAGCATAAAAATGCCGCTTCTGACGGGTGGTAGCGGCTGTCCGTTTGGTGTTTAGGTTTCTACGCCTGTGGAGTTAGAATACTAAATTGTTTTAAAATGTCAATGAGAAAGAGCTGCCATTCCGACAGCCCCTTGCCTCTATTGCAAAATATCAGCAGTCATTGTAGCTATATACAACTTCGATTTCAAAACCACCATTCACGCCTATATATGCAGATTACCCATACCTAAGCATCGCAGGAAAATTTAAAGAGGATAAGATTCTGCAATTCACTTTATTTATTTCGTTCAGCCTTTCACAGCATCATAATATATTTTCAAAATCAAATGATTCCATCATGTTAATCATGATCAACCTCTGCTCTAGACTCTCAATATCCTGAGGGGTGACACGATTAATACCCACCCCACTTCCCTCGTCAGTTTTATCAAGTAATAAATGAACTGCCTCTAATAATAACTCTTCTGTCGTAATGCCTTTTAATAAATTTTCTTCGTATCGACGAATTAATCCAGAGAAAACATCGGCAATTTGTATACCTACATAATTATGTGATGATTCAAAATGTAACTGCGCTGATGTAAAAAAATCAAATTTTACTGATATTGGCATATACGTACAGTTCATCAAATCACTTTCTTCCGTCTGTTTTTTTGCATCTTGCAAAATTTCATCAAAATGATCCTGATCATCATGTATAATAGTGTATTCACCAACACATCCATTTGCATATTTATTTATTCGAGCATAAATACTTGCCAGCGAACTATAATTTGGAAGCATCCAAACTAAACGCCCTCTCTTATTCTTATCCGGTATAGGTAGAAACTTCCCCCAAGCATTTTCCTTCTCGCTGTTAATAATATGTTCAAACTCATCCAAACTTTGATCCACCAATCGAATCGCAGTCCAATTTTGCTCCTCATGCTCATCCTTCAATAAAACGTCTTTAAGTTTTCTGAAAAATTCTCTTACACTATCATTACTTGGATTCTTCGTAATCTGCACATAATCATAAAGTATTTGATCTTCCAGATATCCATATAAAAACGAAGCGTAAGCAAGCTTCATAACAACATCTTTTTCCGTAATTTCTGGCATAAAGTATGGAGGTAATAAGAAGTGATCAACAATATTAACAACTAACTGAAACCTCTTATCTACTACTTCAATAAAAAACTTTGAGTCTGTGCTAACAAAGAACTTAACCAATTCTAAAATCATTTTATGCTTATTTTTCAAAAGTAAATTAGATTTTAACTCATTATTGCTTTTTATTTTATACTTGGACTTCAAATCCTGTACATGCTGTACAAAAGCATTTTCATCATCCAAAATTATTCCTGTCATCACAAAAATAGGCTGATTATTAAATGACAAACCCTCACCTACTAGGCTTAAATCACCAGAATTCCCACTCTCATCAATATATACATTAGTCATAAACTTACCCCAAAATATCTTAACACGTGCTATTTTTCAGCTTCTGCCGTATTCATTAAAACCTCGTTGAAATACCAGATCCAATAAAAACAATTGGGTATCGCTTCATATTATTAAAAATACTATCAGCCATAAGGAACTCCCACTCTCAAGATCGATCGACTTAACCAACTCACTAAACTAATGAGATATACTGTACTAATATATTCATCAAGCAGCGCGATATAATCAATAAAAGAGGATTACCAATCACTAACTGAGCATTCGCCTAATCAGTGAATAATCTTTTAAGTCATTACATTATCTATATTTTAAAAGAATAAAGAATATTTACTTGCTGAAATTAATCTTCTCTCATCACTTCAAGATAAACTCTATCGATCACTGAAAAAGCCTCGATATCTTCTCTTAGGTAATCGATATGCATGAGATCGAGGTAGGCTTTTAGCTCACTAAAAGAGATTGCGCTCAAACCGAAGCCGACTGGCCTTTGGTAATTAAGAGCTAGAAACCACTCCCAAACATGCTTGAAATAATCAATAATCTCGGGAATGTCATCTAGCTCTTCGATTGCAACATTCATACCTTTCGCCATTTTTAAAAGCTCTTGATAATACGTTCTGCCTTCAAAAAACGGCTTAAAATAGAATGCTATAACCTTTTTTGCACTCTCTTCTAGACGTCGTAAAAAAAACCATCATCATTCGCTTTTGTGGCTACCTGCTTTCGCAAAAATAGAAAATTCTCCATGAGAAGTCTTATATTTCTACTGTTTGAGATGATCTTGTTGCCATCAAGGTCAAAATTAAACTCATTATCCTCTGGCTCGATCGTAAAGCCCTCAATCGCATCAACCATCGCACAGCACATATCGATATCCGCATTGATTGCCTGATCTATCCCTTTTGCACCTTGATTCTTACGCTTTTCAATCGAGTCAAGCACCTTAAGAACATGAGTGGACTTCATCGACCTTAAATAGATCTTGGCGTCCATGTCTTGCCCATTCGGCCAGAATGGAATGTACTGCTTTGCCTGCTCAAACTCTTTGTTACTAAAATCTGCTAAATTCATCGCTTACCTCTTTACTTGGTTGCTTTAATTCGACGTGGCTTACCGCTCACCTTGAGTGACACATTCGCCATAATTGCGGTCTTTACTTGCACGCTCATGCTATGCGCACTAACACTTGCGATAAACTCTTCACCGCCACCGTCGGGTAGCTCAAAACGAATATATCGATTATCGCCTTTCTCGAAAGCCTCTCGCACAGCCTCATAAGCGCTATCTTCTTTCGATGAATAAAACACCGGCATTGAGCCAGTGGTTCGCCCTGGAAAGCTATTTTTAAATCGCGGAGCTTCATCACAAAGAGCTGTTTCTTCCTGCTCTTCCGCTTCTTCTGTTTGTAGCTCTAACCCCGTCGCACCGCATGCGATATTAACAAGGTCATCATCTTCCGGCTTTTCTGATAAATCGTTGCATGTTGTTTTACTGATATATAAACTTGAGTTCGCTGCAATTACTGATCTCATATTGATTCCTCATATTGAAAATAAATTGAAACGGCCACCATATATTTGCCGCCTTGCTTAAAGCCTTGCGAACGCGCAACAGGCTTATAAATAATTGAATTACCGACTCTACCGCCGACCTTAAATTGCTTGATAAAATCACTCACTAAACGATCTGCTCTTTGTGCTGATTCGTTTTGATTGAGATAAAAGTTAACTTGAAATATCGCCCGATTCTGCTGAGTTTGAAGCGCAATAAGATGAGGCTCGATCGGCAACAAGAAGCACTCTAAATACTCCCCTTTGCCGTCAAATTTCGCATTCTCATAAGCAACACGTAAACGATTAGCGCTCGCAAAATCACGAGCAATAATCTCAAAGCGCTTGCGAGCATCACTTAAACTCATTGATCACCTCCTCGATTGATATGCGCACAAACCCTTGCGGGGCTTGCTTTGAGTAGCCATCTTCTGTTTTCCCCTTTCCGCCCTTTGGGGGATTTGGATAAAGACCGTACTCAAGCACCTTGGCGTAAGGTTTATCTGTAGAGATAACGAAAGAGTAAGGCGACTCTTCGGCAACTGCCCAAGATTCATGCAACTTACCAGTATCAACCGGGCTTTTTAGCATGACTTTTGAGTGAAGCGACGCGGTAGCTTTTGCGACATTTGATTGAAGCTTGAACATCAGTTCCGCTTTTGCTTTATCAAATCGCTTTCTATTACTCATTTAGACTCTCCTTACATGCGCTTTGTACATCACAACTTTGTTGCCCGGCTTGATCGGCTGAGGATTAATCACTTGCCACTCTTCATCCTCAAAATGCACGATAGAGCCGACTTCTAGCTTTAAGCCCTCTGTGGCAAGCAGTTGCATATCGCCAGCCTCTATCAAGTTATTTTGAGCGCTATCGTAGCTTTTGAAGTTCGTTAGAACGCCTTTGCCGGCCGTCTCGACCTTAACTATCGTCAAGCCTGTCTCGGGATCGTACTCTTGCTCAGTCTCGAAAGTAGCAGTGCAATCAACGCCGAACTCCGGCAAGATCTCATCTACTAACTCAATGATTTCGTCATAATCAAACTTCATCGATACACCTTAAAAAATAAGCTATTAGCTTTCACAAGGAGAGAGTCGAGCATTAATGCAATACGCTTAAGAGCGTCGCTGTAGCCGGAATCTTGGTCTTTATACTTGACCTCAATCACGTCCACTTTTACGCTCTCTTTCTCTCTACTTCTACTCGATACAAGCTCATTGAGCACAGCAACTTCACATGTCGCATTCATGAGCGCCTTTGGAGTCTCTCCACTCTCTCTTGCTTCAATGTTCAAGCCATCTTTGAATGAAAAATTAATATCGATAAAATCAGATGCCGATACAAGCCGTCGCTCTTTTTCTTCATCAGTGAAGAGATCCCACTTCGTTGCTGTCATTCGTTTAGCGTGATATTCGTTCGCATATTCTAATGTTGCGTAACTATCCATAATCACTCCTTAAAAAAAGAGGCTTTACGCCTCTTCCATCTTTTCGCTCAGCGCATCAATGATCTCGTTGATCTTTGCTACGCAATCTGCAACTTTTACCCCCTCTTCTAGTTTTTCGATATCTACAAACAAGGAGGTTGCGACTTTTAACTCTTGATTTGTTGCTGTTTCGGTGTTTACGAGCGACCCGGTAATCTCATCTATACGATGATGAGCAGACTCAATACCACCCTCAATGCGATTCAAGTCTGCTGAATTTGGATGAGAGTCCGTCGGCACCCACTCACGTTTAATAAATTTTTCCATTTTCTAATCTCCAAAAGAAAGGCGACCGAAGTCGCCCGTTGTTAGCCGATCATGCCGCCCTCTGAATCTACCCCTGCACCGCCAGCGTCAATATCGCCCATCGTTACAAGTACACCTGCTGTGTCTTTGTTTGATGTTGCAATCTTGAGCCAATTTTCAGAAGTACCTAATTGCGCATCGGTCGGCGATTTACCTTTCGTTGTATCCCACGAGTAACCGTTCACCGCTACACCAAACGACCATTCAGCTTGATAGACGTATTTAAGGTTTTCGTTGCCAGTTTGCGGCACAAGCTCTGCGTTGAAGTCGTCATTACCCGTGATTACAAGTCCGTTTTCGACCAAGCCAAGCGCATGGAATGCTTTACCATCGATCAAAGATGGCGAATCGGTCACAACGAATAAGCGACCGAATGGATCGCGAATCACATTGACCGAGTCGTATGTGAACAGGTTTTCACCGTTCGTTAGTGCATTGTCAAATAACGCATTCATAACGCTCGAATGAGTGACCCACGCACGAATCGCATTAGCGCGATCGCCAAACTTGCCTGCGCCACGATTTAAGCCTCTGAATGACGCTTTTTCACTTGATAAATCAGTGATAACGTCTTCATTGCCTTTAAGTGCCGCAACGCCTGCTAAAATGCCGGCATTTAACATATCTGCTAAACGACCTTTCGCTAATTGCTCGCCTAGAACAAGCGCTGCAAGCTCGGGGTTTTGTTGCGTCCATAGATATTGTTGCTTTTCATACTCGATCGGTGGTGTACCTGCTGCAACTTTTACTGCAACTTCTAACATCTGTTTAAGAGTTGATGCCTCAACCGCTCCATCACCGTAAGCATTGCGCCGGCGAACTAATCCTGCAATTGATTGAAATTGCGTACGAATATCAAAATCACCCTCAAACGGACGATTGATTAATTGAATCGCACCGCCTGAAGCCTGATTGAACGCATCGATATGTTGATCAATCGTTTCAGTCATTGCAGTGTAAGTTTGCTTGTTAAATACCTGTAAATCAAAAGCCATATTTTTTATCCTTTATTGAATTGTTTTTAAATACGCAAGCTTCTCGGCTTCAGTTTTGCAATCAGCTAAAGACTTAGGCGTATTACCCGTTGATCTGCCTGCTGTTGTTCCTGCGCCTTGATTTCCGCTTGGTTTTAAGATTTGATCTCTAAATTGATAAGAATTAACAAACTTCGCAAGCGCCTCATCAAAGCCTGCCGGCTCTCCCGGATTTGCTTCTGAATAAATAACGCTGTCTGGATTACTTGGATCGTGAAGTGCAATCACCTGATTTCGCTCATTCACTGTAAAATGCTTACCAAAAAACTCTCGTGCCATGTCAACTGGGATATTGAGCTTTTCTTGAATAAAGCGTGAATCACCGAACGATTGACCGATAATGTACGATTTAAGCTGATTCTCTAATTGCACCGCCTTTGATCTCTCATCATTAAGCTGTGCTTCGTACACTTTTTTCATCTCTGCTTTAACTTCATCGACTTTACCCGCATCGATAAGCTCTTTATCACTGAGCTTTTGTAGCTTCTCAAGCGCTTCTCGTGCTTGTTGGGGGTCTAACCCCTCATACGCTTTAAACTGTTCTTTGATCTCGCTTAACTCTTTGCGTCTGCCGATTGATTCAGCTTTTAATGAATCAATGTACTCTTTGTTTTTATCTAAAGAGAACACTTCTTCTTTACCGTCCGCAGTGATGATTACTGGATTACCATCTTGGATCACTAAGTTTCCGTTTTCGTCTGTTTTCCACATATTTTCTAGCCTCTCGCTAACGTCTTTGAGCGTCTCGCTCGTTAAAAAATTGGTAATAAAAAAGCCCACTTTCGTGAGCTGTTAAATTAATGTTAATAATCTTGTGATATCTTCGGGCTTATGCCCGTCCCATTCAAACGCCAAATCAAGCTCTTTAACATCAAACATGTCCCAGTAATCCTTATGATAATGGTATGTGTAATTGCCTTGATTTGTAGTAATGCCGACAATAAAATAGCCATCGAACATTGTCCCATCGTTATGCCTCCACGACTTCCAGGCTTTTTCTTTATTTTGATTACATATCACTGAGAATAAAACCATTCTGTGATAATAAAGCTCATTAAACGTGTGGTGGCCGTCGCTTGTATTTCCATCGATTTTCATAGTTTTATCCCTACTTCAAGTTATATTTATTTCTAAGCTGTTCGATTGTTAGTGGTCTCTCGCTCTGATCGAGCATCTGCGATAGCGTCAACTTGCCACCTCTAAACCACTTCGCTTTTTTCTTTCCTAAAATCTTCGCTTGAAGTGTATCTGGCTGGTCTTTTAGCCAATCTTCATACCGCAGATTTGCATCAACCTGCCCGAATTCTGATGCTCTTGTTGATTCTGCGTTCTTATCAATGATCATAATCACAATTGATCGGCAATTAGGATGGAGTGGAGGTGGGATAAATGGCAGTGAATGCCCGATCGGCGTGCCGTCTATTTTCCATTTCAACCCATCCCGATGCTGGCAGATTAGAGTGGTCTTGCTATCTAGCGTACTTACATGCTGTTTCGCATAGAGAATATCTTGATTGATCTCTATAAGCTTCTCTTGAGCATTACTCGCAATTGATGCGTTCGCTGTTCTTACGAGAGTTTCAGACTCTCTTTGCGTAATTCCGAAACGATGTCGAATCTCTCTTGCAATGTTGTATTGAGATTCACCTATCGTATTTCCGTTTCTGATGATTGTTTCAAGATTGAACTTAAGATCATCTTCTTGCCTCTTCCACCAATCATTAAGCGGTCTACCCTCAAATAAAGGGGTGTTTTTAATGGCTTCTAGCTTATACTTTGGTAGCGACGTGATTAGATTTGCGCCTAGCCATTCGTTATAGAGAAAAGCCTCGACTTGGTGAGATGTAACGAAAAAGTCTTTCCC